CTAGTGGATAGGGTTGCAGTCCTGGATTTTATCCACGGGTGGATTTGGTGACGTTCCGTTCCACCCGGTCTGCAGCGCACTCAGTGCCCGCACTTTCGTGTCCACCAAGACCTTCGCGTAGATCATCGCGGTAGTTTCGATTTTGGTGTGTCCGAGCCACTCCTGGACCAGCTTCAGATCGCCCGTGCGAGATAGCAGGCGCGTTGCGCAGGTGTGGCGCAGGCAGTGAGGCACGCATTCTGGCTCGTCGGCCAGTGAGGTCGTTCGCTTCGCCATGTTCCAAAGCTCCGTGCCCCTCTGCCGGCGCAGCTCTGAGAATGGCCCCCTCCCGCCCTTCGCCTTCCTCTTTCGGAGGATCTCGGCGACGCGTCCGGTACACGGGATAGTGCGCGGCTTGCCGCCTTTCTGCTCATCGAGGCGCCAGAACTTCACGCCGACCACGCCCGGCTGCATCTCCCACACGATGTCCCGCCAGCGGACCATGATGGCCTGGGAGGAGCGGCAGCCCACGTCGGCTAGGAAGGTGAAATAGTCCACGTAGTCGGCCGCATCCCGCGACACTGGGTTGCCACCCACGGGGTTGTCCAGTCGCTCGTCGAGCTTGGCGACCGCGCCGAATAGCTCGGCCTCCTCCTCGGCAGTCATAACGTACTGGCGGGCGTTAGCGCCCTCCTTGTGCGGCTTCCACTTCGGGAGGTCATTGGGGTACTGCCCGTGCCTCTTGGCGTAGGCCAGCACGTGCATCACGGCGAACAACTTGCGGTTGACGGTGGCCTTTGCGTTCTCCTCCTCGTCGAGGAGGAAGTCCGCTAGCTCTTTGACCTTGGCTTGGTCGATGTAAGCGATCAGCGTATCCGTCCCCAGGAATTCCTGGATCATCCGGCAGTTGGTGGCGTAGGTGCCAGCCGATGTCGCGTTTCCCCATCCGCCCTCATCTCGATCCTTGAGGCAGGCGTCACAGGCTTCTTTGAGTGTCCATGCTTTCCGCTCGTGGCGGCGGGCTTGGATTGTTGCGAGCCGCTCCCCCCGAATGAGGTGGCGCAGCTCAAGGTCAGTAATTTCCGGATCGTCTCGGAGCGCGTCGATGACGGCCTGTTCCTTGCGCTCCGCCAAGTTTCGGTCCCGCGTCCCGGAGGACAGGCGAGGTCGGCGCAGGCCAACCTGGACATCAATCATGTAGTAGCGGCGGTCAGCTTCCCCGTCGCGGGGCGTTTGGCCCTTTAGTCGTAGTGGCAATCATGCTCCTTCAGCCCGTCGCAGATCGGTTCGACTGCGTAGCTAGGCTTGCGTTTACTTTCTTGGTCAGTGAGTCGATGAACTTCTCGCCGCGCGGGGTCAGCTGCAGGATGTGGCGTCGGCGGTACCGCGGATCTGGCGCAGAGGTCATGAAGCCGGGCGCTTTCTCGCCGTGGCGATCCACTTCCGTCCACGAGGTTACGTTCCGAGAGGACGAGGCAAGGCTCAGTCCGGAGATGTAGGTGTCGAGGTCAACCTTCTGGATTCCAGGGTGCTCGCATACCGTGGTGAGTGTTTGAATCCGAACCGCCGGGATGTCCTTATCGATATCGCGCCGGAACTCCTCCAGCACGACGTTAAGGACACGCATCAGCTCTTCAGTAGTCAGCTGCGTCATAAAGCGATTCCTCAATTGAATGAACAAAAGAGTACCGCCTTTGACGGTACACCTATGGATCGTACTTCACTTTTGCAACGATTACCACGCCGAACCCATAGAAGGTTCTCCGCTCGTCGATTCGGTCCTTCCAAAAACCCCATTGCCCCTCCAGAGGGCGCTCAAAATAGAACTCCGTGCGTAGAAATGCCACCAGCTTCCGAACCATCAACAGCATCTGCTTTCCCCCCAATACAAAACAATTCATATGTGGATCAAAATCCACATATGTATTTCAATCAACGCGCTGCCCCAGACATGAGCGCGCGGTGCCATCAAGATATTCTTTCGTCAGTAACGCTCGTCGGCGCTGGGCGTCATCCAGCGACAGCTTTCCACACGAGAAGTGCAGGCAAGACGCACAGCAGGAGGACGCCGCCGACCAAGAAGCCACCGAACACCGCCTGGGTGGCTGTGATTTGCAGCGTCTCGAAGAGCGCACGGATCTTGCTCACGGCCCCACCTGGAGAGTGTCGTATGCATGTTGACGTTTGGCCCGCTCGATGCGGGCTGCGACAGCATTCATGCACCTTCCTCGCCGTCGCGCTGGTCGTAGAGAGTGCCTTGCGGGTTCGTATTTAAGCGCCCCGTCGTCTCGCAGAAGGAGAACAGCGGGCGACCGAGGGAGTCAAAGATCAATGTAGTGTTGGTGGGCATGAGGGCTTCCTTTCGCGAACAAGTGGGCTACGCGTCCGTCGCATTTGGTGCTGAGATTTTCTGGGGTGCCAGTCGCAACAGCTGCGACAAGCGGCCGGCCTAATAGGGCTTAAATTAAGATGCCTGCATTTCTATATGGCTGATTACAAAGAGAAATATCGGATGCCGTCGGACTTCGACTGGTACTTCTACGAGTCGTTCGGGCAGCACCATCTGCGGATAGGCCAGCAGATCGTCGCCATGGTCACAAAGCGTGTCCCAGGCGACTGGGGAGTCTCCGTTAACCGACAGCGCGGTTTGGAGTACATGAACCCGTATGGTCGGGCAAAGACGTACACGATTGCCTGCAAGTTCGCCGAGCGGTGGGCTATCACGAACCAGGACCGGCTGCGGGCGGAACTAGCGTGGAAGGCAGACCCCGCCAATCGTTCTCCGCTGGTGTCAAAGCGGGGGCGTCGCTAGGGGAGGTTCGCCTCGTCGGCGTATGCGATATGGGTTTCGCCTGCACGTGCGAACTTCCGCGTGTCGTCCCCTAGAAGATCCACAAGTTCTATCATCAGGCCCTGGGCGTACTTGCGGGCTGACTTGACTGGATCGCCGCCGACATCCATCAAGAGGTCGAGCACGAACTCGGCTTCGGCCTGAGAGAGGAATACCTGGTACACCACTTCGGTTACTGCTTCAGAGCGGGGAACAACAATTTTTGTGGCCGTTGCCATGGGTACTCCAGAGGTGGAAGAGGGCCGGAAGGGGCCTCGATAAACTAGATAGGGGTAGGGGGCGGCGCTCCCCCCGGCAGCGCGACCCATAGGGCGCCGTGGTGGAGCAGTCTCGACCTTTGAAGGTCATGCTTTGCAGTTCGCGTTTGCATGATGCGCGTCTTCGTCGTGGCCTTCCGTGCAAAGCCTGAAGCGATATGATTAACCCAGGTATCACAGGGGCGGAAGATGGAGTGGATCAAGGGCATTACGGACGTGCTGAAGCTCGGTCCGCGCTATCTCGTCGCTGGGATGGTGCTGGCCGGCGGGGCGCTGTTCCTGCCCGCCACCGTCCACAAAAAGCTTGGTCTATCGGACTGGATCGACGCCTACAGAGGCTGGATCGGCTTAGTGTTTGCCGTGTGTGCCGTGTGTGCCGTGCTCACCGCGCTATCGGCCCTGATTTGGGTATGGCGGCTTGTTAGGGTAGCGTGGAAAACCAAGCAGCAACGCGCTGTGATCGTTGAGCGCCTTCAGAAGCTGACAGAGCCGGAGAAGCAGATCCTCCGATACTACGTCGCTAAAAACACCCGCTCCAACTCCCTCCGACATCAAGATGGTGTTGTGGCCGGACTGGCAGCAATCGGTGTGATCTACCTCGCTTCCCGCACCGGCACGCTGACAGAAGGCTTCGCTTACAACATCAACGACTACGCGTGGACATTCATTCGGGAGAATCCAGGCATCCTTCAGGGTGAGACCAATTTCTACCGCTGCGACAAGCCGGACAGCCCGTGGAGTTTCTGAGCGCCCGATTTTCGTCAGCTTGCCGCCCCCGTTAGTGATCGCGACGCTCCTAATCGGAGACCTTGCCAAGCAACGCACAGTTGTAGCACGGTGCCGGGCATCTGGATCGGCGCGGTGCTCAACGCGGAAGGTCAGTCCGTGGAACTCGCTGATGTCCAAAGGTGTGATCCAATTGTCAAAGGTTTAACGTTGCTGCGTAGGTCTGTGATGATGGAAGAAACTTGGATTAGCGGGCTTCAGGCTGCGCTCGGTACCGCTTTTACTGCGGTGGGTGTACTCGTCGCGTGGACTAATGTTGGTGTGTCAAAACGACAAGCGGAGACGAATCGGATCAAGCTAAAGCTCGATCTGTATGACCGCAGGTTGAGGGTCTATAGAGCGACGCTATCGCTGCTACAGCACATGGATGCTGAGCGGATAGAGCGCCGCGGCTTTCGCGCCTCCAACATTCGGCAGGTTCACTACGCGGCGCCAAGCAGCGCACTCGTCGCACAATTTCGTGTGAACCTGGACGAGGCACCCTTCCTGTTCGAGAGGGGAGTTCCCGAATTCTTGCACTCCGTAGATGGCCATTTATCCTGGCTTCCTGAGTGCTTTCGGCGGTTAGAAGAGCGAGGGCCGGCGGACATTGACAATATTACTGAAGTAATAAGGGCAGACGCGCGCCGCGCCGACAATAAGACGGCTGCACTTTTAGAGAAATGCGAGGCCGTTTTCTTCCCCTATTTGACGATGCATTGAGCGCCGAATGCGCAGCGGCAGCCCCAACGGTGTTCCGTAGTTTTCTATGAGTGCCGGAGGAAGGCTGGAGGCTAGAAGCCAAGGCTGTAGGGTATGATTGCTGGGTGAATTCACTGCACGCATTTTTAGGGGGGGACTGCTAATGGAGATATCGCTATACGCGAAGGAGATTGTTGCCGTAGCGACTAGCTTGGCGACGTTGGTAGCGAAGTTTTTCCCGCGCAGCTCACAGGCAGATTTGAGCTTTTCAGACCGACATAACTACACCTTCGTGATTACTAACATTGAAGTGGACGATGCCGGCGCGCCGATCGAGAAGATGTACGCCATACATACGCGCTCGATGTTCATTTTGAATAGCGGAAGGGGAACCCTTACCAATGTGGAGCTTGTGCTGAACTGGCAGCCTAAATGCGTCAACATCTGGCCTAGCCGCTACCATGAGCCGCGCGTGGTGTCGGACAAGCGGTTTAGTATTCTCTTTCCGTCGCTTGCCCCCGGCGAAAGGGTGTCGGTGGACATTCTAGATATCGACCGCGAGTTGCCTTTTGTCATTGCTGCTCGGTCAGATCAGGCGGTTGCCCGTAACGTCAACCTTGTTTGGGTGCCGGAGCAGAAGCAAAAGAGGCTTTGGCTTCGCACGGCCCTGATGGTCCTTGGTGCAGCGGCTGCGGTGTATCTTGCAATCTCGCTCATCCAGTACCTGGTCCTACGAACGCCCATTGGCTGACTCGTCGCTTCTGTAGCCGGCACCCTCGAATGCTTCCGTTAGTGGCTCCAGAAGTAGTAGCCGTTGTGCTCGTAGGCGTCTCCGCCGATGCGCAGCTCATTGCCGTACTTCTCGTAATCGAAGTAGTACCGCAGGCGTTCGGGGACCTCATGCAGCAGCCCGCTAGAGTCCACATAGTCCTCGGCCATGTCCGCCCAGCTGTTGAACTCGCCGATGAACCGCTCGCGGAACGTTTCCACGCTCGGCTCGTCCTCGACCTCCGCGAAGGCGTCGAAGGCGTCCCGCTCTTCGTCGCTCAGGTCCTCCAGTTCCTGCAGCCGTTCGACCAGCTTGGCCAGGTCGGGCCATTCGGTGTCCCGGAAGCCGGCCGGCAGATCCTCGCTGTCATGTACGGCCCATTCCTCGGCGCTGGGGATCTTGCCGGCGCCCTTGCATGTCGGGCACTTGTCGGCCGTTTCTTGCGGATAGCTACGTTTCAGCGCATTGGCGCATGTCGGGCATTCGACGGTCACGTTCGGATACGGCGACTCGCGCAGCATCGCGGCAATCTCGTCCTGCACGTCGTCCAGGCTGGCTCCGTCCAGGTCGATCCAGCGGCCATGCAGGCGGCCGTTGTTGTAGGAGGCCAGGCAGGCCACGTACATGCGGGGAGTGGTCATGCCGGAAGCTCCCAGCAGGTCCAATCACAGTCGGTCTCTGCGAATGCGTTGGCATCCAGCGCGTGGGCAACCTCCAAGGCGTGTTCACGGTCCTCAGCTTCTACTTCGACTTCTTGGACGGACGTGCGTACTACGTTGAACCGGGGCATCGGTCTTTCTCCAGACAACAAAAAGCCGCCTCAAGGGCGGCTTAGGGTGAATTTGGGATTTTTCTTACAGCGGAGCGGAGCGTTTGCCGCTATGGCAAGCCGGGCGCAGTCGCTACAGTTTCACCACCAGACACCGGGGCCATTGGCAGCCCGCCCGGTGGGGCGCTAGGGCAGCGCCCACGCTGGTTACAGGAAGAGCTTCGCGAAGGCGGCTGCGGCGCCGAAAAAGGCCGCGCCGACCATGAAGGGATACCAGCGCGATTCCGCGTTGATCTTGGAGGTCTCCGCGATCAGCTTGGCAATCTCTGCATCCGTTTTGCGCGCGACTGTGGCGTCCATTTGGGAAACTCGGCGGCTCATTTGGTCGTCTCTAAGTGTACCGCCAGGCGGGCCGCTACAGCGCCGCCCAGCGTGGGATACGTGCCGATGACTAGGCCAGCGTGGCGGAGTGCCCAGTGGCCGTGCTTGTGGACTAGGGTGAACATTAGCTGCCCCTCAAGCGTTCGATGGTCAGCACGTGGCGGTGGCACCTGCCTGACTGCTCAACGTGCGCGATAGCGCGCTCCTGAGCTTCGTCGGTGTCTCGTCCGGCAACCACCATGCGGGACCGATAGAACGCTGCGGTTCCCATAGGCGCTGTTTCGACGACGACGGCGTATACGTTCCTTGTGGCCGGCTCCCCCGGCTCCTGTCTTCTGATCGCGCCAGCCCGTAGTGCTTCCTGCATAGTTCACTGCTCCTCGTGGATTGCGATTCGATTGTGGATCGCATTGGATAAAGCTTCGGTGCGGCCGATGCTTGTCCGATACGCGTTCAACTCTGCCCGTACCAGCTCCATTAGGAGCGCGGCGGGTGCTTCGTAGGGGATCGCGTCGATGGTGTCCTCTCCTTGGTTGAATCAAGCCGATTCAGCGCCCCGAAACATTGGGGGAGCGGTAACGCCCCGAGACGCTGAATCGGCCAGACTCCCCGCTGTGTGCGGGTGTTGTCTGACCGTGCCGGTTTCGGATCAGTGCCGCTCCGCAATCGTTGCGGGGTCGTCATGTGGGGGGGCGAAGGCATAGCCATTCCCGTCCCGGACTTCCCGCCCCGACGCATCAATGCGCCTTAGCTGGTCCTGCCGCACCGTCTTATTAGCGACCCCGTGCAAGGGTCGGACTGCTACACGGCAGTGCTTGCCGTTACTGCTGGCCGCCGCAGCGACCGTGTGACATAATCTACAGATTCACACGTGGATTGTCAATCACTAGTGGATCGTAATGCGTGTGGCGTGATGCTCTCCGGGAGCGCCCCAGCACCGCGCGGCCTCTCGCCGCCGTGGCTCTTTCCGGTTCCCCTTCAGTTCCCTTTGCGGGTTAGCTAAAGGCCGTTGGGAGCCGCCTAGATAGCGCATTGCACGGGTCTAGGTCGGTGTTACCTGATCGCTTCCCCCAGCACCGCGCTAGGCGGTTCGGAGTAGTCGGGCAGTGCCGCGACGTGGGGCCATATTAAACTATCCACATGTGGATTGCAATACCCTTAGGGAGTTGTGCTGTTTGCGGCAGGCGCGCTAGATGGCGCGAGGCGTAGCGTGGCGGCAGATGGGCGCTAAGTGGGCCGACAGTGATCGCGGGTGCAGTCCGGTGCGCTGGCAAAACGACAGATAGGAAGAGACAGAGGCGAAAGCATGCAGGGTGCAGCGAATGCACCGAATGAGCACGGGGGCGCTTATGGGGCTGGCGATTGGATAGGGAATCCAGTCGGTTCAAATGTGAATCAACGAGTTAGCATGGCAGGTGCCGCAGCAGGTGACGCGGGAGGCACGGCAGGACGCCGAAACGATGACCGCGCCACATGGCGAGGCCCCCGGAGGGGGGAATCGCGCGACGTTTCGGAGTCAGATACCCTCACGGAAATTTCCGACCCACATTTCAAGCAAGGAGAGCACGATGTCAGACGAACTTTTGTTGTTGACTCAGCAGCAGGGCGTATTAACTGGTCGATTCAGGGCCTTGGAGACGGCACTCACAGCGTTGCTGTTGCAGCTACCCTCAGAAGGTAAGGCAAAGGCGCTGCAGCACATGGAGAACGTTGCGGCCAATAGCGTCGATGCGGCAGGTAATCCTGTATACGAAGGCTTCCACGAGAGTCTCGCCCTCTACAAGCGCGCGGTAAGCGAATAGAGCCCTCAAGGCCCTCTCGGCGCCCCGCACAGGCGGCCTGAGGGGGTCATCACGGCGGGTGAGGCTTGATTCGACAGTCGCGGTGACCGCGTGAAGCGATCCTTCAGGCCCCGCAATGCCCTCGACGGGCACTTGGCGGCGTCTTCCAGAGTCTTGGATTCCCGCGCGCATTCGGCACTGGCCACCTGCTCTTCTTGGGATACATCCCGCCTTTCATTTGGGTAGCTCAGACTTGCGTCGGGAGGTCTTGAAGGTCTGGGTGTCGAACGTGTCCCCGGGAAGCGTTGTTCGTGCGTCCACCTGGGCGGCACTTCGAGAAGTCAGGACAGTCAATCTTCTAGCGTATAGCGGGGGTCGTTCTCCCCGGCGTGGTCCAAGATCACCTGCTTCATCTGCTGGTCTAGCATCGACCAAGCGCGCGGATATGTATCTCGTATTGATGCGTGAGAATCGTTCCAGAGCGCAATTATTTTGTCGTCCGATAGGTGATTTCTCAGAGTGCGCAGACTGACTGGCCCCGCCATAGCCATCATTAGAGGGCTCTTGTCGGCCGCCCACTCCTGAGTGCTTACGACGACGCCGTAGAAATGCCCTGCGTCCGAGGGTGACGTCCAAATATCGTGGTTATGCCATTCAAATCCGCGGGCCTTGAGCGCGGTAGTAGCGCGGTCGCGCTTCTCACATACGGAGTCATCCGGCCCGCCGACGCAAGCGTTCTGCGCTAGCCACCAGTGCTGCATTAGTGCGGCATCGCTGCTTGCTTCAATTTCTCCGCTAGCGCTTACCGGCACAGCGGGTTCACGAGCCTGGGCTGGGCCAATGGACGAAGCGACGAGCACACACGTCATCAGGCCAAGGAATGCCCTCGAAACCTTCACTAAGGTTTTCGCGTCATTCTGCGTGTTTAGCCCTTGGCATTTCATCGTGCTGATCCCCGACCTTGTCTTAAGCTATTTGTAGAAACATGGGCGTGTGCCCGCAGGTATGCGCAACCAGGCGCCCCAGGAGCGAATGGACAGCAGGGCCTACATCAGGGCCACGGGATGTGCTTCAGGAGAGTGTAGACGCACTGACCCAGAAGCACGACCAGCGTCACTTCGATGCAGAGGTCACGTATGCGGCGCTTCATGCGGCGGTGTCCCACAGGACGCATTCAGCCTCGCGGCGGATGACGAGGCCCGAGAGTTCCTTCATCACGCCGTTGACGACGCCCTTGGTCCAGCGACGGAGCTGGGCTGGTACGTGGTCGTAAAGCCCATCGTTGAGCCGGCGCAGCAGCGTGGAGCCGGCGAGGTTGCCTTCGCCGAGGTTGAACACGAAGTCGATCAGAGTGGCCTCCTGGTGCGCCGTCAGGGGCACGCGGACCAGACGACGGACAGCGGCGGCAGCCACGGCCAGGTCGGCCGACAGCAGCTCCTCAGCGCGTCCTGCGATGATGGTCATGCCACGCTTTACGTCAGGGCCGGTGTGGCCATATCCGATGGTCCACTTGCCCGCGGGGCAAAGGTAGGCCGAGAGCTGCAGCCCCTCGCTCTTGCGAACGAGAGGCGCAGCCAGTTGGATTGCAGGGGTCATTGAATCCTAGTAGTTGTCGAAGTAATTGGCCTCGGCCGCAGCACGGCCGGTGACAGCCTGGATGAAGTCGAGGTAGTCCCGGTCCTGCAGCTCCTCCGCCCGGCGCGATTCCTCGTCCTCGACATTGCGAGCGAGCTGGTCGGCCCAATAGGCGAGTGCCATGGCGAGCGGCTCAACTCGGTCGTCGTGCTTTACAGCGCCACGGTCGCGGGTCATTCGGGAGAGCTGGTGGAACAATTGGTAGTGGTGGTTGTCCGCCTCTGCGTCAGCGCGGATCAGGGCCTTGTCCACGACCAGGCGATGTTGGTTGAGGACCGGCTCGACCGTGTCGCAGATTCGCCGCTCCTTCGCCGTGGTGTGGCGAATCTCCTCTAGCGAGCACGGGTAGATGCGCTTGAGGACCGGTTCGAACAGACGGTTGAACATGCCGTCGCCGAAGTTCGACTCGACCAGAATGTGCTGGACCTTCTCGGCGCGCGCGATGTGCGCCAGGCCCTCCAGGGTCGTGGTGTCGTAGCCGCCCTTGAAGCCACCCGAGCGGCGCAGGTAGATCATGCCGCGGAGGATCTTCGTCACGCAGTAGCCGGTTTCGTCACTACCTCGACCGGAGGGGTCAACGGTCATGAGCGCTCCGGTGTACTCCTCCATCTCCGGCGCCAAGTACAGCGGTGAATGCCAGCGGTCGCCCGAGAAGCCCACTGAGGGCAGCTCCTCGATCACCTGCTGTTTGCCGGAAGCCCACACAACGCGGATCGGAGCAACGTCGCGGTCCACGTCCATGACGATGAAGTCGCCCAGCTTGAGCGGGTACTTCTCGGCGTCGGACAGCGTGGTGTCGAGCATGAACTGCAGTGCGAAGCCCGAGCGGCCGTAGGACGCCTCGCGCTCCAGAAGGTCTGCTTCGTCGAAGCGGCGAGAGTCGGTGGGCATCCAGGCCACGCCGGGGTTCTCGTCGAACAACTCAGCGATCATCGGAGCCAGCAGTGCGCCGTAGGCGATGCGCTGCTTGAGGTCCTTCGGGAATCGAGCGGGCCAGATGCGGATGTCGTAGCCGCGCGCAGGCAGCTTGTTGTAGAGCGACTCCTCAGTCTGCGGTGTGCCCAGGAAGATGACCTGGCCGCCCGGCTTCAACACAGCGTCGAACTCCTTGATGAGTTCGGCCAGCTTCTCCCGCTGCACGATGGTCTGTGAGTTCTTCACGACCTCGATGTCATCGGGGATGATGGTGTTGGCGCGAGAGCCAGTGAGCTGGCCCGTGATGCCCACGGACTTCACCGATGGGGATTGGTCGGGCAGCGCCGGGCCGACATCGAAGGCAAGGTTGGAGTTGCGCTGATCGCTGCGCGGGCGCAGATGAGACAGCGGCTCGAATGTCTCGATGATCTGCTTTACGAACACGGAGAATGCGTCAGCACGCTCCTTGCTCGCGGACACGACCATGACTTTGTGCTGCGGGTCTCGCCACAGAAGCCAGCACACGTATCCAGCCGTCAGGAAGGACTTGCCGACGCCGCGGAACGCCTGAACCATCCGGCGCCGCGGCCCGTGCTGCAGATACGAACAGATGTCGTACTGGACGGGCGTCGGCGACGGGAGGTTCAGGTGCGCCCACAGGTCGAAGGCGAAGTTGCGGAAGTCTTCCCATGGATGGATCGCGTGCAGGGAAGTGATCCCTGTCGGCTCCATCAGTGGTGCTTCAGGGTCTCAGCAGGGTCAAACGGGTGCTTAGTGACCGCATCGGCGACACGTGCGGTTGACGAGTCGGGAGTTGCGACAGAGTCGACGCCGTTGTCCTTGAGGAATTGGCGGGCCACGTTCAGCAGCGCGGCCAGGCCCTTGTCGCCCGCCTCCATGCCTTCAATGGTCTCGGACAGCTTGTCAGCGATGGCGCCATGCAGGCGCTCCATCGAATCCTTGCTGGCCTTGCTCACTTCTTCAGGTACCGATTGAAGATGGCCTCTAGGGCCGAAGTGCCCAGCGAGGCGAACACGCAGGCAATGCCGACCTGTGCGACCAGCGAGATGCCGGGGATTGCAACGACGACGGCCGCGGCCGCGAGGCCCAGCCCGCCGTGCAGAATTGCGCGACCAATGACCTGGCGCGGCTTGAGGGGTGCATCGGACACCAGCATCTTTCCGATGCCGATGAGCGCCCCTACGGCACCGAGAGTGCCGAGGAGCGTCAGTTCGTCTTTGGTCAAGTTTTCCTTTGAGTTAGACAGCGTTGTAGTAGTTGAAGTTGGCGGTGGCGTAGACCGTTACGGACGAGACGCCGTCGGAGATGGTGCAGCCGACAGTCACTGAGCCAGCTGCATTCAGCGTTGCGGTGGCGCTCACGGTGGCAGACGATCCGCTACCTGAGACAGAGGCGCCGGTAACGCCGGAGCTTCCAGCCACGAACCACGAGTAGCTGTAGTTTCCGTTTCCACCGCGCGCGCTAGCGGATGCGCTTGTGGACATGCCGCGCGTGCGCGGAGTCGAGGCAAGGCCGAGGTTGTAGCTGGTACTAGAAGCGCTCGCGGAGCCGGACACGGCCACGTAGGCGGTGAACACGGTCACCCAAGCGCCGCCCCACTTGAGGCGGATTGTGCTCGGGGTGATCCACTGTCCGCCCCACTTGAGGCGCACGGCGGAGGGCTGTCGCCAGCCTCCGCCCCACTTGAGGTTCCAGCCGCTCATTTACGGCTGAATCCAGAGGACACCATCGGAGCCGCCTGGGTCTGAAGTGGAGACAACTACCTCCGCCATCTGACGCCACGGCTGCCATGTGCCGCCTGCTTTGTGGCGTTTGTAGCGGCGCGGAGGAAACTCGGTAAACGAAACGACCTCTTGCTGAATCCAGTCTCCGTTGTGGACTGATACGTATCCAAGCCACCACGACGAGTTGTCGGGAGAGTTCGTCGAACCGGTAGCCATCCACACACCCGCCGTGACTGCCTGACTGTTCCAGTCCGAATGCTGGATTGCACCGGTACCGTAGTAGCCAGTGTTGCCTGTGTGCTTCACCTCGTTTGAGTTATAGGTGAATCTGGAACCATCCCACCCTAGCGCCCCACCAGTGCCAAACTGGAGGAAGCCGACGTTGCCGTTGGTGGTGCTCTGAATAGCCGCTGTGTGGCCCTTACCCACATCTACCAGCCGCGCGTCATCTCCCACTTGAACGAATGCGCCGTTCCCTGATCCGCCTGCGATGAGGTTCGGTGCGGTGACGTTGCCGGTAAAGAAAGCTCCGGCCAGATCGGCTTTGGTTGCTGGGTTGAAGTTTCCGCCGTGCCATACGGCCTGCGCATTGAACAGGAAGTTCGAGCCGCGGAAGCGGAGGGTGTCGAAGGCCGTGTTGCTGGGGGTAACCGCATCGATGGTCACGTTTCCATCGTCATTGCGGATAAGGAGGCGATTCTTCGTGTGGGCATAGCTTAGGCCGGTGTCTCCGCCTAGTCCGACCGTTCCTGTGAACGAGGCGCCCGACAAGCTAGCCTTAGTGTTGAGTGCCGCTTGCTGTGCACTGGACACCGGCTTGCTGGCGTCGCTCGTGTTGTCCACGTTCGATAGCCCAACATCACCCTTGGTGTGCGTATGGGAACTTGGAGGGAATGTCGCGGGAATCCCGGAGATGTCACTGGTCCATGCGGCCTTGTCCTTTGTCGCCATAGCGCCCAGTCCGCCAATGTCGCCGGAGGCGAGCACGACAGCGCCTTGCTTGCCGGCCACGGAAGTGACCTGCTCGGTGTTGTCGATCTTGTCCCACGCCGATCCGTCGTAGACGATCTGGTCGCCGACGTTGTAGTTTTCGTCGGCCACTCGGCCGGCTACACCTACTTTCCAGAAGTGACCCTTGACCGGCGCTTGCGGGAAGCTTTCAGTGCTCGCATCCCAGCTCCCCATGTACACCAAGGAGCCGAGGACGGATGCCTGCGCCTGCGCTGCCCAGTGGCGTGCGCTGTATTCGCCGTCCTCGACAGGGACGCCTGGCGCATTGGTCGCCCATGAGCGCGACTTGTCGGTCCAGCCTTCGGCGGACCTCACAGCAGCGTCGGCTTGGTCCACCAGGGCGGAAGCCGCGTTCTCGGATGCCAGCGCCTTGCTGCGACTATCTGCTGCACGGGTGGCGTACTCTTCCGCGTCGTTTGCGCTAGCGGCCGATGCGTTTGCGGATGCTGCGGATGCGCTTGCGTGAGTGGCGGATGCGTCGGCATAGCTTGCCGACGCGCTTGCGGTGTCAGCAGAGGCGGTCGCACTTGAGGCCGCCGCTGCACTGTGGTTGCCCGCCTCTTGAGCGCTTTCCGCCGAAGTGTCAGCGCTAGCCGCAGCATCTTGGGAGGACGCCTGGGCGCTTTCGGCATATAGCCTTGCATTGTTGGCGAAGTCCGAAGCCTGCGAAACCGAGCCAGTCAGGTCGTCCACCAACTCCGCAACATCGGCGGACAGCTGCAGGAAGGACGGTAGGGTGTGATCGACCCCAACCCCGTCAGTGACTGTGACTTCGCCTGCGGGTTGAGTCAGTAGCGCGATCATCTGGTTCTCGCGCCGATTCCAGCGATCGACCAACTCCGAGATTCGCTGGGCGAGCACGGAATTGGAAACGTAGCCTGGTGTATCTGCCATGTGGTCCTTGTTGATTAGCGGAGGCCGACTACGTAGCCGGTTACCTCCACGAGTTGGAAGTTGCTGAAGCGGCTCCCTGAGTCAGAGAGCACGATTCTGTAGCTCTGTGCTGCGCTTGTCGGAGAGTCCATCACGAGGTAGTGGAAGGTCTCGACTTGGTTACTTCGTAGGTAGAGGTTCTTAACCTTCAAGTCGATCCATGCATTCCCCACCTGACGTTGCAGCTTCGCGTATGCGCTGCACGGATCGCCGTAACCGTTATTGCATACCAGCTCAAGAATGAGCATGGGGGCGTGGCTTTCTCCAAGGAGCACGGGAGCCTCTAGTGCCAACACAGGCGTAGCACCTGCGGCGCCCTGGATGACCCCAGACCAACTGTAGGTCGAGTAGCGCTGGAAGTTGCCGATGATGTTCGGTGCGGAGACCCGACCCTTGAATCCGGCGTTGCCCGCGCGGTCCACCCAGAAAACGGCGTTGTTCTCGTTCTTGTCGCCGGAACCGACCCACACCGGCCAGGTGCCGATGTTGGACAGCTCTACGCGAAACTCGGCGGCATTGAGCACGTTGCCGTTTACGTCCAGCGTATGGGTCTTGAAGGTGCCACCGTTGATTGTGCCCGCATTGGCCGTAATGGCAGCCAGCGAGTTCACACGCAGCTTGTCCGCGGTGATCGAGCCGTCTACGAGAAGTTGGCCCGTGATGCCCACCGTGCTCATGCCACCCACGGTGCCCACAACGAAGGGGAACTTGCGAGCCGCATAGCCGATGCTCGGCGTGGTGATGGCGAAGCGATCCGACTGGACCACGAAGTCCGAACCGGTCGGTGTCGCGCTCAGGGCCAGGCCGGCCACGATGGGGTTGTTGATGTCGCCGCCGTTGATCCGTAGGGACCACGTGGCACCCCACTTCTGATCGTTGGCGGTAACGTAGGCCGTGTACTGCTGCTGCAGGGCCGCGAAGGTGCCGTTGGCGAAGGCCGTGACGGATTCGGTAGCGATGCTGCGCGCCTCGGCCGGGGTCGCCTTGGTGTTGATCTGGTTCTTCACCGCGGCGGCGACGGAAGTGCCGCTCGCGCCGGCCGGCCCGTACTGGGCGGCGAAGAGCTGGCGCCACTCGGCGCTCGCCTGCGCATCGTCGGCGACGACCTCCAGCGCCTCGTTGGCAGCCGCAAGTGCGTCGTCGTGGGAGGCGAGGCGGCCCTCCGTAGCGTTCACTCGTGACTCGACGCCGTTGACGACCACCTCCATGCTGTCCACCGCTTGGGCCACGGCCGTACCGGTCTCGGTGGTGATCTGCGCATGCAGGTCGGTGATGGACTGCACCCGCGCTTCCGTCTCGGTTGCGATGGCGCGATTGACCTGCGAGAACTGCGCGGCGATATCGGCGTCACTGCGGGTGATTCGCGCAAGCAGCGTGGTGATCTGCTCAGCCGTCACCTTGTCGCCGTCTTCAATCAGCGCGATGCGTGTGGTGGCTTCGGAGATGCGGTCACCGTAGTCGCGCTTCGTGTCGAAGAACTCGTTGGAGCGCAGCAGTTCCTCCATGATGAGTTCGGCGTTGGCGTCGATTTCCGGGATGCGCTCCTGCAGTACCTGATAGGCCGGCGACTGGACCACCTGGTCGATGATCGTCTGGATGTCGGGGACGTTGCCACCACCTCCTCCAGGAATGCCGCTGCCTGGTAGTCCGTGGCCGTCAAGGCCGAACTCGCGCATCTCCTGGTTGATGTAGAGGAGCTGGCGAACAGCCGTGTTGAGCTGGGTTGCGGGAAGCTGTGCGGCGTCCTGGAAGTGGACGGCTTGGTCGTCGATGGGGGTGATGCGACGGAGGAGGACGCTGTAAGGCGTCTCCAGGTATTCGGACTGCTCAGGAATCACGACGGTGGTGGAGTTGATCCACGTGCCGAGAACCGTTCGGGGGGAGGCGGGGTCGCCTACCAGCACCCGCACGTGTTCCCGCTTGAGGTAGGGGAACGTGCAGGCAAAGCGCAGCGGCCCTCCCTCGTAGCTGTATGCCACGAAGGAGAGGCCGCGACTCATTTCAATCATTCAGTGTCCAAGCCAAAGAGGGATTTTGCGGACCATGCGTTCTTGTCGTCCTCGCGCTCCTCGCGGCGTGCGGCAGACTCTTCCGTCCCGTCGCCGAGCCAGCCGCGCTCCTCAGCCTCCTTGAGAGCCATGCGTTGGATGTTCTGCCAGCCCGTGAGATTGGAGAACCACAGGAGCTTCGCGGCGTTCTCCAGCTCTTTTCGCGTCACTTCGCGGTCGTCGCGGAGCGCCTGCGCTGGCAGCGAAGCCGCAGCCACCAGCTTGTTTGCGAAGTCCACGACCGGGATACCGCCCACGACGTTCGTAGACAGGCCCGTAGATCGGGCGTTGGCGAATACCGGGTCTTCCCCCATGAGGGGCAGGGCGGTGTCAACAAGGGGCTGCACGATGCCGCCCCACGACGACTGCGATACCGCAGCTGCGGCGAAGTTCTTGTAGGTCATCAGCTCCTTCCGCTTCTCGGGATCGTCAATCGTGTTGAGGTAGGTACGTGCGGCCCACTGCAGCCCCGCGATGGAGCCGGACAGCATGACCATCTGGTACGTGTGCCAGTCCTGCCAGTGATAGGCAGAGTTCAACAGGTGACGCTCGTAGCTGTAGGCCATGAAGGACCGGAACTGTGTCACCAGCTTTCCGCCTGCCGAGTGCATCAGCATGATGGAATCGCTGGCGTCGCCCTCCAGAACTTGCTGGCGCGTAACGCGGTACATGAAAGCGGCGATTCGCTCGCGGTCTGCCAGACCCAAGGTTGCCTCGGTGATGTCCTCGACCTTCTTGATGCCCTTGAGGGACGCGAACAGTGTGTCTTGCGTCTCTTGGTCGAGGCCGTAGGAGCGCAACCGGCGCACCATGCCCTTCGAGAGCGGGCGCGTGTTGTTGGATAGCTGCAGCAACTTCATCAGCGTGGCTCGACCCGCGATGCGCTGCAGGGCCGTGTTCATCGGTGCCATGCCCGACATGACGCTGGTGAATCGCTGCGCCGTCATTGTCGTGTTCTCCATTGCCCGGCCGAAGCGGCTGTCGCCGTAGACGGAGGGCATGAAGGCGTCATCCTCCACGCGGAGGAAGGGCGGGTTACGCAGATGCTCGGTGCCGGTCGCGATGAGGTCCTCAATGAAGCGAGCCTCGCCGGACTTGAGCTGGCCGTCCGCACCGCGGCGTAGGAAATCCCCGATGAAGGTGATCGACTTGGCGGTGTTCAGCAGCCCCGCGTGCGCTACGACCGGCCCAAGCTCGGTGAAGAGCGTGAATCCGACTTGGTTCATCACGCGGAGGAACTGCGTGTCCCGGAGAGCACGCGACCAGCGCGAGAACGTGCTGTGCGGATTCTCTTCGGTAGTCCGACCCATCACCGACTTGATGCCTATGTCGAGCATGCGGAGCGTAGTCTCGGGGTTGTCCCCAGCCTTGATCGCCTCCGTGCGCAGCAAGCCCTTCAGCGCATCCAGCTCCGCTTTGTTGCGGACGCCGCCCTTCTCGGCCAATGCTGACCAACCGACCACCTCGCGGACGTGCGAGGAGATGACGCGCGTGGCATCGCTGTCGAGGAAGTCCGTGACCTTGAGGGTCACGTCGTCGCCGAACCTGTTCTTAAAGGTCATCTGCGTGTTCGGGTCGAAGCGGATACGCTTCTTTGCGGCGCTGACTTTGGCGCCCTCCTGCATCTGCGCCGTGTAGCGGCCGAGGACCGAAGCGATTTTCTCGGCACTCGCGCCAGCATCCCGCAGGGCATCTGTCAGCTCTTCCACTGATTCGGTGTTGAGCGGCCGCAGGGGCGCGGAGGTTTCGCCGGTCACGAGCTGCGAGCCGCGTTTGATGAGGGCGCGCGCGTACAGCTCTGCCAGCTCCTCGTCTACGCCGCCGTCGTCGGCCAGGGCCTTCGCCTGCTTCTTGGCGTGCAGTGTCTTCTGCTCGTGCTCCAGCGCATCCTTCAGGCTGGCCTTGGCCTTGTTCAGGCGCTCGTCGTGGCGCTGTAGCTTGCGTGTGGCGTCTTCAATGCGGCGCTGGGCAGCCTTGCGGCGACGCTCGCCCATCTTGCCGGGCATGTCCTTCAGGGCATCCATTGCCTCTTCGGCGGACCGGATGGCCGCTTGGCGGTCCGCGGTCAGCGCGCCCAGGTCGTCTGCTTTCTCGCCCGCACGAAGCGCACGGTCCGAAGTCCCTTCGTAGTCGCCGGCAATTTCGTCGAACTTCTCCAGCTTGCTCGCGTCGCCGTTCTTCCGCATGTCGGCGATGATGGCCTGCTTATACAGCTCAACGCCCTGGTCTTCGCTCAGCCCCAGCTCTCCGAAGATGTGCTGGTACGCCTGCTTGGACTGGACCTGGGGGAAGTAGTCGAGGTTCTTGCTGCCGTGCTCCAGGACGCGCGCGCGGACGCCGAGGTCGAACGTGGCGTCAAGCACAGGACGCAGCGCGCCCGCTGCCTGGGTTACGGTCGGGTCGTCCGATTTTACGCCGCGGAGCGCGTCGGCCACCTTGCGGGACCACTCCATCTCGCCGCCGCGATCCCAGCGGGACAGGCCATTCACCTTGCGGGCCTCAGTCCACGCAGCCTGGTAGCCGCGATGCATCTGCGTCTCCAAGACCGAGCGGTTCAGCGCAGCGTATTCGCCGGCCGACTGCTTCACCGCGAGATTACGGTCGGTGTAGCCGACGCCATCGCGGAACAGCCAGCGGGACACGCCGCGCGCCGTCGAGTCCTTGAGGTTGCCCATCTTGGCGGCCAACGAAAGGCGGACAGGCGCGAAGGCTGGGCGTATACCTGCTTCATCCACGCCCCGCGCGCGGTGCTCTTCCATTGCGTCAGAGAGATTGCGTTCTGCGATGCCGGGCACCGGACTGTCCGCGATGCCGTCCACCTTGGCAGCGCCCATGCTTTGCGCGGAGCCGGTGATGTCGCGGCGCGCTAAGTCCATCACCTTCTCTGGGGGTGCCCACTGCTCGCCGCGGTGAGCGCCGAGCGCGCCGCCCAACACAAAGCCCGCCGCAGCCGATGCGGCTACGTCAGTGCCAGTCACCTCTGCGTCAAAGCGTGAGTTCCCCAGCTCCATAGCCGCATTGGTGGCGCCAGCGACCAGGCCCGCACGTAGAGCGTTTGCTGCGCGTCCCGCGCGCGCCGCGCGCGAGATGCCGCCTGTGGCCGCATCGGCTGCGAAAGCGACGGGATCGGTGAAGCTGGCGGCAACATTGGCGGCCATTCCGAACTGGGCCTGGGTCTCCTTGACCATCTCGTTCTGCAGGGCGAACTCGCGCAGCAACTCGTAGTGTTCTTGGGATGTTGCGCGGCCGAAGAGTTCCCACTGACCAGGCGAGATGCCGTATGTCGCCATCTCTTCTTGGAAGTCGTCTGGAAGTTTCCAGTCCGGGTCGTACTTGGCGACATGCTCTTCTTGCCAGCCGCGATGGAGGAAGCCGATGCCACCCTTAACCTGGGCAGCGCCGATCAGCTCCCCGAATTCCGCGCCGTCGCGGCGCTCTTCAGCAACACGCTCGGCTTCTTTACGGCGCATGTAGCGGGCGACGTGTCCGCCCTCGTTGCGGCTATCCGCTTCGGCGACGACTTCATTGATGTCGCGCTTTTCGGGTACAGCGAGGTCGAAGATGCTGGTCGGCATTCAGTTCCTAGTTCTTGAAGGTTGAGAGGTAGTCCAACAAGTCGGTGCTCGCAGGACGTTCGGCTTGGTTGAACTCCGGCGCCTTGTCCCCGAGTTTCTGCACAGACGGCTTGCGGGTCGGGTCGCCCTTGGCGGTGCGTTGGGCGGCGGCCGCAGCTGGGTCTATGCCGAAGACGGTGTTCTTCGGCTTGTGCTCTTGGTCAAAGCGCGCTTGCTTCTCAGCTTCGTCTCGCTGCCACTGCTGGACTCGGGCGGCGGTCTGCCTGGGATCGAACACGACCGGGCGCGGTACTTTGTCCTTGCTCATGATCGGCATGCCGTCAGAGCCTTGGTCGCCGCGCAGCAAAATGAACACATTGGGATCGTCCTGGGCCGGGGCTGCGTACACCTTGTCCATTGCAGTGGATGGAATGATCCCTTGGCGAACTGCCTCCTGGGCCGCGCGCTTCACGAAAAGATCAACGCCAGGCTCTGCGCCGGAGCGCATGCCGCCACGAGCGACCCATCGACCATTGACCTTTGTCATATCGCCTTTGACACGTGCGAACGCTGCCGAAATTGCAACTTCAGGCGGTGCCATCGGATTGCGCATAGCGAGACGTGTGGCCTCATTCTGCACGCGGGCCTGCATCCACGGCGGTAGCGGAGTTCCGTCAGGCATCTCGTCGGTCTTCTTGAAGAACGCAGTCGCAGCGCGGCCGATGCGTGTGGATACCTCGCTGCGAACCGCTTTCTGTTCGGGCCGCTGGATCGCCGCCAAGGCTTCCTGGTCGCTCATCCCGAACGTCGCCCTGTTCTCGTGGTACTCCTGGAACAGGACAGCGTTGTCGTCTGAGACGTAGCGGGCCGCAACGATGGGATCAACGTCGGCGATGGCTTTGTATGTGGCGTAGTTTTGCGTCAGGTTGCCGGCGGTGGTCCGTCCGATCAGGTCTTTTAGGGCGGGGATGACCACCCCATACTTGGTGTATCTCGCGATCACTCCAGCCTGCGCCTTGGGGTCGCCGCTCTTGACGGCAGCGGTCCACTCAGCGCCCGCGGACTTCTCCAGTCGCGCGGTTTCCAGCGTCAGTCCGTTGCCGGCGTTGAGCGTGGCGATGACCTCGCGGTGGCGCGCGGCTTCCTTGGCTTCCTGCTCCAGGCGGCGAATGCCGGCCTGGTTCTGGTCGATCCAGTGGCGGACGAAGGAGAGACGGTCGGTGCCGGCCAGGCCCAGGCGGTCTGCGGTGGCGTTGATCTTCGCGTCGGAAAGTCGGCCGTAACTGGCCGCCGCCTGATACTCCGATTCGAAGCTAGCCTGGATTGTGGCCTGCTTCTCTTCATACGCCTTGCGCTGGATCGCCGCGCCGGCCTTCGCTGCGGTGGTGAATTGGTCTGCCCAAGAGGAGCCGTTCTTGTTCTTGCGGTCCCACAGCGGGACGCTCTCGCCGTCGCCGGCCTGCTTCAGGGCCTCGGTGGCCGAGGTGACATCGACCTCGCCCGACTGGATCAGGTCCACATAGGCGGCCGAGATGATGTCGTCGGCGTCGTCGTGGTCGAGGTAGGCGAACTGCTCGGTGTTGAGCATCTCGCGGAACTTCGTGCGGCCTTCCGGCGACCGGAGCGAACCATCCTGCACCCAGGTGCGGGCCAGGCTCGTCATGTTCTCCGATTGGCGCTCCAGCAGTTCAGCGACCTCAGACTTCGCGTGGACCTGAAGGACCTGCTCGCGCATCTGCTGTATGGCGGGCTGGAGCTGCGCCATGACCTGGGGGTCTTGAAACTCCTTCTGCTGCATCAGGCCGCCCATCGTCTGCTCGATGATGGGTTGTGGGTCGTCGCCGGGTTCCATCTGCGCGAGCTGCTTGGTCAGCGACAGGCGTGCTTCGGACAGCTTGTTGGCCGCTTCGGACACGTAGTAGCCGCGGCGGAATGCCGGGGTGTAGCTAGACAGCGCGTCTTCCGACTGTGCGGCAGCGCCCTCGACGGTCTCCTGCGTACGCTTGGCCTGACCGGCGACGCTGTCCTCTCGGTTCTGCTGTACGGCGCGCTGCTGGACCACGCCGTTGGCGGCAGCGGACAGGCGCCCGAGGACGCTTGCAGTGATCTGGGAGACTGCCGAGTAGCTCTGTGCTTCGGCGCCGCTTGTCTGGACCTGGTACTGCTCAGGTGCGGACGCGCGGGTCTCGGCTACTGCGCGGCGTTGGATGCCGCGTGAATTGGGACGGGGCATCAGGTGTCTCCTCGCTTCTTGATTTGGTAGTTGCTGTAGGCGCTGGATGCGCCACCCGCCAGTGAGGTGACGACGCCGCCGATGGTCTCTGCCTTATTCACGCGCGCGCGCGCCTGGGCGTCGATGCTCGCTGTCTCGACGCCGCGCTTGCGGTTGTCTTCGACTAGCGCCACATCGCGCCCGGCCTGGGCTTGGATGTCCGAGTCGATGGCCATAAGCGAGTTTCCGCCCACTGCAGCCTCTGCTGCCGATGCACGGGCCGTTGCGCGCAGTGCGCGCATCTCGACCATGCGGTTGTTGGTATCGACCTGGGCCTTCGAGTCGATCTGCTTCTGCTCATTGTCCATCTGCTTCTGGATGGCCTTGGCCTGCTGCTTGCCCTGGTAGACAGCAGTACCTGCGCCGATGATCGCCATTGCAATCGGGACCGAGAAGGTGCCTCCGTCACACATGGCCGGCCTTGTAAAAGTAGCGGAAGGGAACCTGCGAGGGGCCGTAGGGCAGCGGCTCGGAGAAGGTGAATCCCAGCGCGGCCAACCAGCGCTTCGACGGCTCATTCGAGTCGTCCACGAAGTTGTGCAGCACGGAGAACTTGTTACACCAGCCGTCCACAATACGCCGCCCTTCGGTGAGCATGAGCCGCGGGATAGTGCTCAGGGCGTCGGTACCCAGCAGCCACACTGCGGCGCCTAGTCCGCCCGGATACGAGACGCCGAAGATGCCCTCCGGGTGCCCATCCAGGACGATGCAGAACACGGCGTCTGCGTCCTCGCAGGAGCGCAGTAGAGCTTGATGTGGAGTGTCGCCACACGCGGCGGCGACCTCCAGAACGTCAGCGTCCCGCATACGAGCGGCGACGCTCAGGATGTCCCCCGAGGTCGGCGGACGGTATTCGAGAACGGTCAAACGGTGCTCCTTGAAGAGAACAGTGCGCGGTACTGCGCGGATTGGAACCAGCACTGGAACGGCAGACGGTTCTTGATGACGATGCGGCAGTTGTCCGCTCGTGCTTGAACGGGAAACCGTCGCTCGCCGGAGTGGAACGTCGGGGTGCCGGTGCGGAACAAAGCGTCGCCCATAACCACACCAGTCATCAGGCCGGCGTTGGATGCCAGGTAGGACTGCGGGTCACGCTCGCGGCCGAGGGTGATGACCTCAACCTCGAAGAACGCGGCGTCTTTGTATGCCACAGTGATGTCGCGGATTTGCAGGCGGCCGACCAGGACCGAGTTGTTCTTGCCGTCGCGCAGATAGGCCCGCGATGGCTCCACGGAGAAGTCGTAGTTCTGGCCCACAGCCAGGCGCCCCTCCGCCAGGTTGCCTTGAAAGCGGATGCCCATGCCGCCGTTGATGAGCGCGGCGCCCGTCATGTCCAGCAGCTCGCCCGGCTGCGCCCAGTCATCGGTCTTTGCGATGGTCAGGCCCGCCAGACTTGCGAGGGTGTACGGGAGGTTGATGTCGGTGTAGTTGCCGAAGGCGTAATAGCTCGGCTGCAGCACAGTCATGCGGTCCAGCAGGAACGAATACGCCTTTGCGAAGTCGCCGTCTTCCTGGATCAAGGACAGCGACAGCTTCAGCAGTTCGACGCCGCCGCCGGGCGACTGGGCCACGACGAACACGTCATCGGCGACCGCATGGATGTGGACTACACGGCCGACGCCGGAAATGTCCCAGCGCGACCAGGAGGACTGCGACTTCTCGTCGCCGGACCAGCGGACGAAGTACGCGTAGAGCTGCGATGGAGAATCGACAGGCGCGACCAGGAGGCAGTCGGCGCCGGGCACGGCGGCCATCGACCGGAGCTTGCCGGGCACGAGCCGCGGTACGTGCGCAGTCACGTCAGCTGCGTCGCCCGTAATCGACACGTCGTTGACGAAGTATTCCCGGATCGCCGTGTAGGCACCCGAGTCGGACGCGAAGTACAGGGTGTCACCCAGCAGCTGCGGGCGCACGTAGAGCGAGCACTCGTAGTTGACCAGCTCGTCCACCTTGGGAGTCTTCGGGGTCAGCATGGGGTCGGCGGTCATCTGGAAGTTGGATCTATCGCCAAACAACAGGAGCGCCGATTGGTACGGCACGCCGAACTGCAGCTGCGCCACGCCGCGGGAGTTGACCGCGAAGTCCACAACATCGCTGTCGAGGAGCTGCTGGGTGGTGGTACGCCAGAAGTTGAACGGGTGGTCAATCTCCGACATGCAGCAGTTCTCCGTGGACAGCACGCCGAAGCGGCCGCGGTGGAAGAACACGTCGCGGATCTTCTCGTCCACGAAGCTCGGGGGGCCAATGGTGGTGTCGTCACCTGCGAGGCGCTTATCCCAATCCATCGGGCCGAAGCTGAAGACCAAGCCATCCCCGTGGGTCGCATCGGGGATGCGCTTCAGCAGGTGCGGCATCGTGGTCTTGTCGAACGTGTTGAGCGCACCGGGACGGGCTATCTCTTGCCATACGCCCTTGCCGGCACGCTGGACGACGAAGTTGTCGGCGTTGTTGCCGTTGGCTCCCATGACTTCGTAGATGACCCCATTGGGGACCACGACCTGCTTCTCAGGTTTGGGTAGATCAGTGAAGACCTGAACGCTGCCGGTGATCCGGCCAGGCGCCTTTTCGGCGCTCATCTTGACGGTGACCTGAGTGTTCACCACGAATGTGGTGTCGGCCTGGGTGCAGGCGCGGAACACGGACCAAGGTTGCTTGTCCGTGGTCAGGTATGCGGCCGAGCCTTCAGCCATCAGCACGTCGTACTCGTAGCCGGTCTCGTGATCGAACACGCGGACCTTGCCTCTCTCGATAGCCACCAGGTACTGCTCAGCCTGGTCGCGGACGATTGAGTGGAAGTGCGCCATGTGATCGATGTCGTTGCCCAGGACCTTCAGGAACTGAGCTGCCGGGCGCTTGCCGGTGCCCATCGCGGCATGCAGCCAGGCGTTGTGGGCGTCGGTGACTTGTGTTGCGTTGCGGACGGATGCGTCTTGCTGGGAGACACCGCCCAAGAAGGACGGATAGGTTCCGGTTTCGAGACTCAAGTGCGGGTTGCGATGGCGGAGGTGTCGGTGTCGTCGTTGAGGAAGTTGGCGCCGGCTGCGAATTCGAAGTCGAATGCTTCGTCTTTCAGGAGCGCGAAGGCGGCGTTCTCGTGGTCTTCAGTGAAGCCGTTGAGCGACTCGCTGCCAAGCACGTTCTTCTGGAAGATGCGCGCGGCGCGGATGGCGATGTAGCGGCGTGCCGTCTCTGGAAGCAGCTCGTAGTCGTAGAACCACACGACCTTGGCGGTCGGTGCAGCGCCGGCCTCGAACACGTCCGTCGCATTGGAAAGGTCGTAGAGGAGGCCATTGCGGTGGGTGATGCGCGCGGCACCTCGGCCGGTCGGCCGGATGCTCAGAATTTGGTTGACCAGCGGGGCCTTGCCCTCAGTGTTAAGTACGAAGGTGTAGCTGTCGTCGGTATTGAACCACCAGGCGGCGGTCTGTACTTCGCGCGATACGCCGCGAAGAGTGCGGATGGCGATGGCAACGTCAGTGTTGCCCACGGCCTCCAGCTCGCTTACGGGCTGCTCGCCAATCACGCCGAGCATTTCGTTCACAGCGTCCAGCTCGGTGGTAGGGGTCAGGTCCATGCGGCTCTCAGGAAATGGAAAAAAAAACCGGAGGCCCCTGTTGAGAGGCCCCCGGTTGGTGGTGGATTACTTGGTGGACAGCTCGACAGCGCCGTCGCCACGCAGTTCACCGTGGCCCAGCGCGTACTTCGACAGCATCAGGGTGCCCTGCTTGTTGCCCTGATACACGTCCTCGACCGACAGGCCCAGGAGCTGCAGAGTGCCCACCGCCGAACGGTGGAAGATCACGCCAGCAGTGCCGCTGTAGTCGCCGCGGTACTTGGCCTGCAGCGAAGCATCGGCGGTCTCGTCGGTCCCCGGCAGAGCGTTGACCTTCAGCAGCGGGATACGAGCGATCGATGCGATCACGGCGTCGTTGTAGCTGCCCTTCGACTCGGTGTTGATGTCCCGGTCGATCAGGTCCTTGTTCTCCGTCAACAAGTAGTACTGGGCCGGGCGCAGCGCGCCAGTGAACTCGGCGCTGTTCTCGCTCACGCCCTTCTCGTCGAAGTTCTGGCGAGCCGCACGGAACGCCTTGGCGATCACGACCGGGTCGGTCAGCATCGCGGCGTTGACGATACGCAGGCCGCCCGGCTGGCCGTCAACCACCGATTCGGTGATCCGGGCCGCGCGGATGGCGCAACGCAGTTCGTTCTTCATGCGCTGCAGTGCCAGCTCGGCGCCCTGCAGACGGGTGTACTCGCCGCGCACATCGAAGTGATTCATGGCCTCGTCGATGTTGGCGATGAATACGTCGGAGATAAGCATCGGGTCGAGCGTCAGGATGCGCTCGTTGTGGTCCACGGTCTGGCCCAGGATGTCGGTACCAGGCACGTGGTAGCGCGAGCCGACCTTGCCGATTGCCGGGAACGATGCGGACTTGCCGGCCTGAATCGTACGGGTCATCACACGACCTTCGAGCTTGTAGTTCTCGACGAACGAGGAATCGACCTCAGCCGTGTAGTTCTGCATGAACAGCGCCCAGGCGTCGCCCTGCTTGTTGATCTGGCCAATGCGGCTCGGGGTGGAATCGGTCATTCTGTTTCCTTCGGAAATGGGTATGCGCCGCCCTGGTCATTAACGAGGGCGGTGCGAAATGGGTTTGGGGGCAGATCAGTAGAGGCTGGAGACGCGCAGGCGAGCCATGTGGGCGTCGCGATACGCCGGGTCGGTGCGGTACTTCGGGTTGCGGATCGCTTCCTGCACTTCGGCGCGGGAGGCGTAGGGCTTTACGCCATCGGCCGCGCCGGCCTTACCGGTCAGCAGGGTAGGGGTACCCTGCTTCGCTTGCGCTGCCAGTCCGGCGACCGCCAGCTTGGCGCGGGCGGCGTCGCCCGATGTCACTGCTGAATTGAAGGCGTCGATGTCTGCGTCCTCAAGGTTCTTGCCGGCCCACTGCAGAAGCTTGGTGTAACCGTCCTTGCCCCCAGCGGGGGCGAAGATGCTTGCCTCGTAGATGGCCTGTCGGGCCTTCAGACCGTCCAGGTAGACCTCGACGAGGTCCTTCTGGAAGCCGGCCTTCTCCAGGGACGCGAAGCTCTCCGCGGAGATGGTGCCGGTCTCGGCGAACTCCTTGGTGAACACGGTCTGGTCCAGGCCGGCGGCCTTCAGTGCGTCGGCAGCGGCTTCGTCGGTAGTGGCCGACTCCTCGCCCTTGTCTTCGGCACCTGCGGATGCCTCTTCTTCCTTCTTCGCGGCCAGGCCGGCATTGCCGGTCGGCTCGACCTGCGTGGCCTTGAGTGCGGCGTGGGCAGCGACCAGCTCCTCGACGGAGGAGTAGCCCCCGAACTGAGTTGCCGTCTCGGTCTGCTCGCCCTCGCCGGACGCGGCCTGTTTGCCCTCGGTTACAGCGTCGGTCACTTGGAAGTCCCCACGGCGTTGTAGTGAATGGTGCCGTCGGCGAACTCGGTCACCACGACGGCGCCCTTGCGGGTCACGGCGGGGAACGGCTTGCGCTTCGGGTTCTCTTTTGGCGCTTCAGGTGCAACGGCCGGAGCCGTGTTGGTTTCAGCCGCCGCTGCCTCGGAGGCAGTGGCGGTGGTCGCCACGTCTGCGGCTGCGGGCGCGGTCTTTGCTTTCGGCATTACTGCTCCATATTTGGAGGCCCGCCTGCCATCGCTCCGTTCACCATGTTCGGTGCGGCGCGCACAGCGGCCTCTTGCATTGCGGATGCCTGGTCGTTCTGCTGGACCGTCTCGGGGTCGTGGACCAGGCCCTTGGTGGAAATGTCGGCGGCTGCGCCCAGGCGGGACAACCATTCGCCCCAGTCGATACGCCGGCCTGCTTCCGATTCGCCCATAACGCCTTTGGCGGTCTCGCCAAATTCGACTAGCTTCTGAAAGTCATGGCCGCGACCAAGCGCGGCGACGCCTACGGTGATGCGCGGCTTGATGAGTCCGTCCGGCAGTTCAGGGATTGCCCCGTTCTTCTGCAGGCGGAACAAGATGCGGCGCACCAGGGGGTGCATCAGTTCTGGACCGAGGATCGAGTAGATGCCCGCGCGGTTGTCTTCGAGAACACGGGCGAGATACTGAATCTCTTCTCGGGTCACTCGGTCGCCGCTCCGCTGGATGGCGGTGCCCACGCCGAACACCAGCTCCAGGTTGCGGGCGGTGCTGTCGGCCTCGTTGCGGACGAACGAGAGGTCCTGTAGCTTGTTCTCCAGGCCCAGCAGGGACACGTCGTTCTTGTCGCCGCGGACGAATGCGCCAGACTCAGCCTTGGTTAGCTGCTCCGGCTTCATCGGAGAGGTGGGTTTCAGGAAGAAGAGGATCTTCGCCGCTGCTGCAGCGCCCTTGCGGAGCGCTTTTCGGAGCGCCTCAAGAGTCTCGAACTCGCCGCGGTAGTCTTCGATCAGGCCGCGGCCGTAGTCTTCAGAGGTTGGTCGGGGGATCGACAGCGGAATCCACGGCGGAGCATCGATTGGATACGTGCCCTCGGAGCCGGTGATGATTTCACCCTCGACCTCTTGGTAGCACAGCCAGTTCTCGTTGTTCTCGTCGCGGTACACACGGGTGTAAAGCTCGGTGTCCTCCGACAGCTTCTTCTGCCGCTCGGTCTCGGACAGCTTGCCCAGTATCGACTCACGGACTTCTGCCGGCAGTAGCTGCACGGCGATCATGTCGATGGTGACGATTTCCAGGACGTTGCCCAAGCCATCGCGGTCCGCGACGTAGGAGGTCAACGGGTAGAGCTTGCCGGGGCCTTCGTCGGGCACATACAGCAGCCAGTTGCCGATCACGGCGGAGTGCTTGAAGCCCTCCGCCAGGACCGAGCGAAGCTGTGCGCCGGCTTCGATTTCGTCCATCACGGCGCGTTCGATTTCCGAGAGCGCCGATTCAAGTTCCCCCTTCTGGATGCCGGCTTCTTGCATGAGCTTGTCCGATTCGGACAGATCAGGCTTCAGGGTGAACGGTGTGATGTTGGGCGGCAGGACGGCCAGCAGCAGCGCATTGGCTACGGCGTTGGTGCATCGGGCACCTGTGCCCTGCACGGGCGTGGTGAAGGTCTGTGACTTCTGCTTTGGGTCAACGAAAAGAGACGGAATGGTGACTTTGGCGCAAGCTTTGGCGCGGGTCTCTGCGTCGTTTCGGTTGGTCTTGAGCGCGTCGTAGCGTTCCTTTGCGGAAACGGTGATCTTGGCGGCGTCAGCCACGCGGAATGGTCAGTCCTTGGTAGAGCGGGGAGTTCAGGTCGGTGCGCAGGCCCGACTTCTTCCGGGCTTGAGCCGATTGCGAGGTGCCAGCGCCGTCACGGGCCGTGACCAGGATGTCCGGAGTCTCCGTCTTGGTCTCTTTCACCTTGGGGGAGCTGCACATCAGCGGCCTCCTCGGGCGTCTTCGTGTTCCTGCTCGCGCGCGGCCAGCAGTCGGAGGATCAGGCGCCGCTCGCCCGACTTGAGGAGGAATTCCTCGCGGGGAAGCTCCGGGTCGAACACGACCTCGGGGTAGACGCGCGCCAGTTCGTCGATCAGCTCGTCGGCGGTTAGCGGAATATTCATGGGTTCTATAGGTGAACGGATAGAGGAACTCAAAGGGGGAAAACCGTGGTTTTCCCTCTAGAGGCCCGACTAATTCGCCAGGCCGAGCGCGTGAATTTCGAGGTCTCGCAGCGATCCGTCGTTCGGAATCACGCTGTCCACGCAACCATGTGCCAGCGGTCTCTCACTGGAATGCGTAGCAACTGCAGCAACGCCAGGGCGCTCCACCACGACCACCTCGCCTCCCATATCCCGGACCAGCATCGCTTCGTTCTCAAAGCGAACGTCGGGGATCACCACGCCTGCTGCGCCGGCGGCATTGGCCGCGTCGATCCGGCGTCGGGCAACCTTGAGCCACAGGTCCCGGTCGATCATGTCGCGGCCCCACTCGGTACCGACGGTCTGCATCAAGTGCCGGGGGGAGACCCCGCCCAGCCACTCCAGCGGGGCTTCTTTCATAGGACCTGCGGTCAGCTCATCCATGCTTAGGCCGGTGATGTCCGAGACGAAGCGGCGCAGCGGATCGGCGAGCGCAACGCGCACGAATCCATGGTTCGTCACCAGGAATCCGGCGAGGGTGTCTTTGCCAGAACCAGCCTTGCCCGCTATCCCGATGATCTTCATACGGCCCACTCTGGGAAACAGCGCGAGTTGGCGGTTGGACATCAGGTGAGCTTCTGCAGCAGTTGATAGACGAGGCAGATGACCCCGACCCAGAAGCCCGCGGTCAGTGCAATGCCGATGGCGTAAAGGGCGAAGTAGGCCGCCACTAGGCGCTTCACGAGAGCCACCCCGCCAGCAGCCAGGCCCAGCACACGGCCGGAAGCATCACGGCGGACGCGCGCACTTTGATCTTGTGGCCGTGCCCGCACAGGATGACGATCCAGGCACAGGCCCAGGCGAACGTGTAGTAGCCGACGCCTAGCCATGCAAGCGCGGTCAGGAACAGCATCAGGGTTTCCATAGAGTTACCTTGTTGGTTTTATAGTTGAGGTCGCCGTGGCGCAGGATTCGCGCGAGGCGTGCTTGAACTAGAGCGGCGTCGGCCGTCAGACCCTTCTTCTCGTACACCGCCACGGCGGCCTTCCAGAGCGCCTGCAGGTGCTCTTGGGGGGAGCACTCGCGGTACTCCTCGTGGACCGGCATGAGGGCCTCGTCAGCGCGCTTGGCGCCTATGCCCGGGCAGCCGGGATAGTTGTCGGTCGTGTCGCCCATGAGGGTCTGCTTCATCCAGAACAGATCCGCGTCGTGCTGCGAAATAGTCCGCACGCCGAGGTCGGGCTTGTTCGGGTTGTAGAGGCGGCACGGGATCGTCTGCAGGTCCTTGTCGATCGATACGACGATGCGGGGACCGGGGCAACGCTTGGGTGCGGGATGGGTCGCCAGGGTGCCGAGGATGTCGTCGCCTTCCAGGGCGTACCGTTTGACGATTTTGTCGGCGAACTCTTCGTGGATGAACTCGTCCAGGGCGTGCCACAGAACAGGCTTAGTCTTCTGGTGGCGGGCTTGCTTGTACGTTGGGTCAACGTCTTTGCGGAAGTTGTGCTCAGGGCACGAAAGCGGGAGCACGTAGTCGCTGGCCTTGAACTTCTCGACCAGCTCGGCGATGTACTCGGCTACTTCGACCTTCGCCTTCTCAGGCTGATAGACCTCCATTGTTTCGCCGTCGCCGTCCCAGTCGATGGACTTCGTGTTTTTGAAGGCCATGTAGTAGCGAAGCACGTCGGCGTCGATCAGGAGGATCGGCCGGGCACGGCTCACCGCTGGCCCTCAAGCGTCAGGGCCAGGCCGCCCTCCAAGTACCCGACGACGACAGGCGGCGGACAGTCGGCGATGTTTGCCCATGCCTCGGCGACCGCGTCTTGCCCAGCGCGCTCAAGGTCCGACCATGTCTGGATGGAGAATGCATCGGAGTGGAAGAGGAAGGTGCTCTTACCAGGAAAGCTACACACCGCAGTGAACAAAAGTGGCCGCTCCCTCATGCCAAGTCCTCGTGGACCGCCACGACACAGCGGCGGCCTACCTGGCGGATGACGTAGGTATGGACCTTGGCGATCACCCGCTCCGGCGCCGTCGAATTCGACGCGCAGAGGCCCAGTTCGGGGGACTCCGCAACGCGGAAGGTGCCCATGTACTCGGCGATGTGGCGCTTCTCGCCGTCGGCGGGGCCGCCCACGAAGTGGACGAGGGTTGTCTTGCTGCTCATCGCTTGCCCTCCTGGAGGCGCTTGATGGATTCCTTGTCGGCGTTGCAGCGCGCAAGGGCATCCTCGGCGTTGCCGCCGAAGTGGTAGAGGTCGTAGGTGGTGGATGCGGGATCGGCCATCACCGCGTCGAGAGACGCGTGTTCGCCGTCAATGACGCACGGCTGGAGGTACGGCTCGATCAGCGAAGTGGGCGTTGCGCAGCTCGTCAGGAATGCGCTGGCGCAGATAGCCAGCGACAACAGGCGTTTCATTGGATGCGGTCTCCACGGAACGATTCACGGCGGCGCGTGAGTCCCGGATTGATTTGTCGAGGGAGGCGCGGAGGACGGCCTCCTTCTGGAGTGCGTCCACCGACTTCTTGAGGTCTTCGTATTCGCGTGCGGTCCCCTCAAGGGAGGTGACGCGCTCCGTCATGGAGCGGTAGGACCACACGGCGTACCCGCCAGCGCCGAGCGCGACGAATAGCAGCAGGCCGGCGAGGGCCTGGAGTAGTAGCTTCGGGTTCACTTGGAGGCGTTGCTCAGGTGTTCTCCTGGTAGAAACAAGCCACCTGCAATAGCTCTGCTGGTGTGGCGTCTGATTTGATCTGGTTGGCCCTGCTGGAGATGACGCGGACATTGCCGCGCACGTATCCAAGCTCAGGCGTGATGCGATCCAGGGTGGGGGAGTTCGGCCCCTGTGCTCGCCGACCGGAAGCCCGGTACAGCGGAATGCCCAGGGCGGGGCAGAAGCGGGGGACATTGATGTCCTCGACGATCAGGTCGAAGGGGAGGCCGCGCTTCTGCGCCCGCCGCCTAGCGCAGCGCAAGAGAACACCCGCTGGATCGTAGGTGCGTCGTTTCGTCAGTGGGTTTCTGCCCAGTTGTTGCCGATCTTGTATTCGCCATCGAGTGGGCAGCGGAAACCGAAGTAGTCACCTGCAGCACGGATGGAGGCTACGGCGGTCTGGCCCACGAACTTGGCCTTGTCCTCGTCCACCTCGATCTGCCACTCGTCGTGGATGTTGCCGACGAACTCGTAGTGCACGCCCGGAACCATGCCGGCTTCCTGCAGTCGCGTGTCGAGGATGTGGAGGGCCTTCTTCATGACCAGGGCACCGGCTGACTGCAGCAGTGTGTTCAGTGCTGCGTGGTCGCTGCGGATGTGGAGCTTTCGGCCGTCGAGGCCGATCAGGTAGCCCTTGGCCTTGGCTCGCTTCTTGACCCCCTTCACCAGCTTGGCGAGCGCCGGGAGTCCTTCCAGGAACTTCTGCTTCAGCTCCTTGCCGGCCTTGCGGCCTTTGCCGATGATCGACCCAATCTTTTCGTCGCCCGCCCCGTATAGGAAGGCGTAAATGAAGGTCTTGGCGTTGTCGCGTGTGGGCAGTCCAGCCGCGTTCTGATTGACCGCGTGGATGTCGCCTTCCAGCAGCACTCTGGCGTAGGCGCCGCCGTCGAAGGCGGCCATGAAGTGCGCCAGGCAGCGCAGCTCTAGGCCCGATGCGTCGGCTCCTACCAACTTCTTGCCCTTCGGCACATGGAACAGCTCGCGGCACTCATAGCCCCAGCCGCCTGGCTCGCCGAACAGGACGCCGTCTTTGCCCTTCTGGACCTTCGGGACCTGGGCCATGTTCGGGCCGGAGTGCGTCATGCGTCCGGTGACCGCAGCGTTCTGGTTTACTCGGCCGTGTATGCGGCCATCCTTCTTGACCTGTGCGATCCATGCTTCGGACTTCTTTTGAGACTTGCTTGGGGTGCCGTCCTTCTTGAGCTTCGGTGGCGGCTCGGCTAGCTGCCCTGCGCGCTTGGTTACTGTTAGGTAGCGCAGCAACGTCGGAATCTCGGGGTACTTGAGGTGCCCGAGCGTTTCTTCGTCGATCTTGGGGCGACCCTCCGGCGTGAACACAGTGGGCTTCCAGCCGTACAGGGCCTTCAGGCGCTTTGCGATGTGGTCGCGGGAGCCGGCGTTGAACACGAAGGACTTGAACTTCTCCTTCGGGACACCCTTCTCGTACCCCAGCTTGGCGTTGTTGACCTTCGGCACGAACATGCCGAGCGACTCACGCCACGGCTGGAACACCCGCGACAGCTCGTCGGTGAGCCGCGCCTTGCTGGTGAGGAACTCGCGCTGCAGCTTGTCGGCCTTCTTCTGGTCGAACAGGAAGCCATAGGCGGTCTGACGCTGGAGGATCGGCGCGATGGCGTGCTCCAGATCAATCGCTTCTTGCGACAGGCCCTTGGTCATCTGCAGGGCAAAGAGCTTCTGCGTGACGCGCACGTCTTGGTCGCAGTAGTCGTCCATCTCCTGGTTCCAGGCCGCCCACGGGTCGAGACCCTTGGCCTTCATGGACGCGGAGTAGTCGCCCTTCCATTCACCGAGGCGGTAGCCCCAGGCTTCCAGCGCGTGCCTGCCGATGAACTGGCCGGGTAGCTTGCCGGGGTTCTTCTTGGCTGCATTGAAGTCTCGGTCGCGAAGATCCGGCCACAGCAGGGTGGACAGCAGCATCGTGTCCAGTGCTCGTTTGACCTTGAAGCCTGGATAGAGCTTCTGGATGGCTGGAATGTCGAAGTTGATGATGTTGTGGCCGATCACCACCTCTGCTTCTTCCAGCATTTTCAATGCCTGCTCGATGGTCAGCTCGCCGTTTACGCGGTTGGCTGACAACACCTCGCCCACTGGCACACCCTCCGGTGTGACTTCCTGGAGGGAGATGCAGTGGATCGTGGTGAGTTCGTCGAGTAGCCCGTTGGTTTCGTTGTCAAATACCAGCCAGGCCATCGGAGCCGATACCTCGCGCTGCTTTGGGGTAGCTCTTCAGCAGTTGCTTGATGCGCTCAAAACACGGCAGCGGAACGTCGTCCGGTCGGTGCGACAGGTCTTCGTCAAGACCCAGGCCCAGGCGGTAGCCATATTCCGTGTAGCGGTGCATCCGGGCGTAGGTGCGCTCGTCGCCGTTGTTGTTCATGACGACCAGGCGCTTGGCTTCGGCGTCGGATGCGGCCTCGGGGTGCTCAGAGGAGCGCGGGACGAGACCTTCCAGCCACGCCACGAACATGCAGCAGCGGAAGTCGAAGGAATCCCGGTGGCCGTGCGGCGTGTCGAAGTGGAAGCCGACGAGGTTGAACAGGCGGCCGGTGCTCAGGTCGTGGAACTGCGAGGTCCCCGGAGGAGCCACCAGCTCCATGTAGCGGTCACCCTGCTGCGAGAACGCAGCGAAGGCGATCAGGTAGTCCTGGTATGACCGGAAGAACAGGTCGTAGTCCTTCGCGGCGGTGCCGTCGTAGTACGAACGAAGGGCGCCCCCACCGAGGATGGCGACGCCCCGCGCCGCAACCGGGAGGTCCAGGAAGATGCCCGCGATGTAGGCGCCGTAGGTCATTCGATGATGCCCGAGATGCGCGTGGCGACGCGTCGCGCGCGGCCCGCGTGGATGCGGTACTTCACGGCCGACTGGACCAGGGCCGCCGCTTTCTTCTCGGCGAGGGCGGCACGGTCCTGCAACTTGCGTTCGGCGGCTTCCAGCTTGCCCAGGGTGCGGTCCAGGTCAGCAACGATGGCGTCCACGCTCGGAGCCGGCGCCAGGAAGGCGTGCAGGGCGAGGCAGATGTTCTTGAAGCTCATTCGGGTATTTCCTCAACGTGGATATGGACGCGCACTCGCCGTGCCGGCTTCCCGTAACGGGAGACCGCCGTGGCGCGCGTCTTTGGGAGTTCAAGCGGGAACGCCATGCTCGCTGCGAGTGCAGCCGAGGCGTCGTGTGGGATGTAGCCGTCGTGGCTGCGAAGCGGCTCAGTAGGGAGAGCCAGACTCGTCGCCGAAGTTGCTGCCGTCATCATCGTCCTCATACGGATCGGTGGTCGGGACCAGGCGGCCCGTCTGCTCGTCGTATGCGAGGTAGATGCACTTGCCCGTGGCCTGGCCGGTGTAGCGGTCCTTCAGGACACGCAGGGTGGTTGTGGTGCGGATGCGTTCGTTGCCGGCCTGCTGATCGCGTTCCAAGCCGAACATGAAGTGCGACCAGAAGCCGATGGCGCGGCTTCCCTTGAACTGACGGATGGTCACGCGACCACCTTCCTCGTGCGGCGAACCCTTCTCGGGCGTCGTCAAGTGCGAGATGAAGTAGATGCAGACGTTGAGTTCCATCGCCAGTTTCGCCAGCGCGGCCATCACCTGTTCCAGGACCTTCTTCTCGTCCTCGGCGTCGGCCGCCAGGGCCGTGAGGTGGTCCAGGAAAATGTGCTTCACGCCGTCGGCGACGACCATGTGGCGCATCTTTGAGGCGATAACTTCCCAGTCGGTGGTCCCGAAGTGGTCGTAGAGGACCACGTTGCCGGTGCTGTCCAAAATATCGAACGCGTCCTCCAGCTCTTGCTGGGACCAGCCTGCGTCCGGTACGTGGAACCTCTTGGAGGCGTACTTGCCCGCCAGGCGCTTTGCGGTTTCGGCAGGCGGTTGCTCCAGCTTCAGGACACCGCACTTCTCGTTGCAGGTCGTCGCCGTGAACACGATGATTTCGTCGAACACGTCTGACTTTCCCATGCCGGTGCCGGCACCCAGCCCATAGATTTCGCCGTAACGGCGACCCAGGGTGTATGTGGTCAAGTCATCCCATGGCCAAGGCATGCCAACCACGACCGGCGCCAGTGCCTTCTCGCGCACCGAGCCGAACGTCACGATGCCGTCGGGGCGAACCGTTTGTGCCTCGTAGATGCACGAGACGATGGCCTCTCCGTTACCGGCCTTAAGCATCTCGTTCGGGTCTTTCATGGGCAGCTGGGCGATGCGCGCCTTGCCCGGCGAGAGGATGGCGGCGACCTCCTGTGCGGCGGCCTGGCCTGGTTCATCCATGTCGAACATGATGACGACCTCGTCGAACGCCTCCACCCACTCAAGCTCCCGCTTGATCGCCTTCGCTGCGCCCTGTGCGCCGTTTGGAACGGACACCACAGGCCACTTCAGGCCGAGAACCTGGGCGACGCTAAGTGCGTCAATCTCGCCTTCGGTAATGACCAGGCGGCGGGTCGGTTGCCAGAGGTGCTGGCCGAATAGGCCGGCCTCTTTGGAGTCGCCGATGAAGGCGAACATCTTGTCCTTGAAGCGGAGCTTCTGTGCGACGGTGCGCCCGTCGCGGCGGTAGTTGGCGATCTGGCAGGTTTTGCCGTCTTTGTTCTTGCCTACCCAGTAGGAGAACTTGCGGCATGTTTCTTCCAGCAGACCGCGCGCGGCCAGGGCGGATACCTCGCCCTGTGCGAATTCGTCTGACATGCGGTGCCTTGATTGAGTACGTGTCGCGTCACCGGTTGCCGGCTCATAGTGGCTACAGCCGAAACAAAAGCCGTGCCCGTCGTCGTAGCGCGCGAGGTTGTCGCGGCTTCCACACTTCGGGCACGGCTCTTTGGCGACGAACTGAGATTCAGCGTCGGCTGACACGCTCGACCGACCACATGGTCTTGCGGCGGGTCACACCCAACTTGCGGCTGTGCGCCGAGCGGACCATGGCGTAGGTGCGGCTGCGCTCGGTTTTCGGAGTTTCGTTGGTGGCCTTTTCGAAGGCTAGGCGCATCGCGTTGGGGATCAGTTCCATCACTTGGCCTCCTCGACGAACGTACGGAAGTCGGCGGACTCGATGTCGAGGTCGTCGCCGTCCATGTGCAGTTCCTTCTTGCAGTAGGCGCGGTACAGCTCGATCACGCGGTCCAGCAGGAAGCGCGGCTGCTCCTTGCTCGGCGTGTTGACAGGGGCGCCGCGACGCTTCTGGGCGCGGGTGAAGGAGTAGCGGGTGTAGGACTGTCCCGTCGCGTCCTGGCAACGCTCCTTGCGGATGTCGTAGCCCGCGCGCTTCAACTCGGTGATGCGCGATGCCAGCCGGCGAACGCGGTACACGCCTTCGGCCTGCCACGAGGTGATGTGCTGGTTGGTATAGAGGTGATCGACGATCAGATTGGCTTGACGGGACAGTTTCATTGCTAGGTTTCCTGTAGAGGGCACACGCGGTCGAACGCCACTGGCAAACCGTGCTTACGCACGAGTCGCCGCAGCGCGGATCGCTGTTGCTCGGAGAAGTTGTCGGTTGGGGTCAGGGACTCATCGACGCCGCCCACCAGGCACACCTGCAGGGAGCGATGGTTCGCTCCGGCTGCCAGGCATCCGGGTTCATCAAGGGCGCGGCCGTGGTGGACGGTGCCGTCGCCTTCGATGACGAAGTGGACTGCGATCTTGGAGAAGCCCTGGGATCGGTGGATTCGCGCCAGTTCGACGCCAGTGACCTTGTGGTCGGGCCGCGTCATGGATGCGGTCACGAACAGTTGGTCGGGGGAGGTCATCTTCTTCAGTCGCACCGGTACACCTGCAGCGACGTGTGCGGTTGCTCGCCTGCCTCGACGAAACGCTTGGAGGCGTAGAGGCTCACAATCCACTTGTCGTCCGGCCAGATGCCGGCATGCGTTATGGCGTCGAGGGGCGCCTTGGCGTAGTTATCGATGTCACCCTTCGGGGTGACCAGCTTGGTGGTTTTCGGACGGCGGCAAACGAACTCCAGGACCACGTGCAGCTTCCCTTCGGGGAGCTTGGCGCGCGTGGTTGCCAGGTACTCGGCGGCTGCTTCCAGCCAGGTCTTGTAGGTCTTCGTGTGGTACGTGCCCCAGCGCGTAACGCGGGGCCGAGAAGCCGGGACGGGGTCGATGGGGAAACGGAAAGAGGCGGCCGGAGCCGCCCCTTTCGTGACCTTTGACGAGGGCTTAGTAGTCGCCGTCGTCGCCATCATCTCCGTCGCTGGAGTCGTCGTCCGAGTCGTCGTCATCGCTGCGGTCTGCACCGTCCGCGATGTCGTCACCCTCTTCCTCGTCGAAGTCGTCGGCCGCGCGGCTGGCGCCGCCGAACTCGACCAGCTTGATGATCTGCACCGCGACCATACGCAGCGAAATGCCGAACTTCTTGTCGGCCGCCGCGAAGTACGGGATGGCCTCGAAGCTGACCTTCAGGATCGAACCACCGCCGATGTTCGGCGGGTTCTTCAGAACTTCGCGCTTGGCGTTGATGATCGACGGGACCAGGGTGTAGACCTTGCCGGTCTTCTTGGCCTTGACCTTGTGCTTCATCTTGAAGTTGAAGGTGATGCGGCCGGTCTCGTCGCCTTCGTCGTCCACCTCTGTGCCCCAGAAGTCCACCAGCGTGGCCTTCTTGTGCTTCGGGTTCTCAGACTTGAACTGCTCAAACGCCTCGTCGCGCACGACGGTCATCTTCTTGATGAAAGCCTGGACTTCGGCGTCGGATTCATCCATCGCGAGCTTGGCGGAGAACTCGCCGTCGGTGTTGAACTTTGTGTCGGGTGCGTTGAGGCGCGGCCAGATGGCGGTACCGGCCGGCGAGACGTAACGCTTATTCGCTTTCTTCTGGGTCATGGGTTTCGTTGGTGTCGATGATGTAGCCGGCCTCGATCAGGCGAGCTTCGGTGGATGTGGAGACCGCGCCGTACAGCTCGTTCTCAAGTTCGGCCCGCTCCAGCAGGCGTTCGATTTCGTTCAAGGCAGCTTTTTCGCCAGTTCTTCCTCGGCGTACTTGCGGACGGCCGAGAGGGTGTTGAGTTCGCGGAAGCGGCAGTCCGCTTCCATGCGTTCGGTCAGCGCCAGGAGGCCGGTCGGCGAGTAGCCGCAGGCTTCGGCGGTGAAGCGGAAAGCGCAGGCCAGCCCGATGAGCTGGTCTGCGGGGTGCTCGACCATCTGCACTCCACTCAAAGCCGCGAAGGCGCCGCGGCTTGCCGCGTGCGCGCTTCGGGAGTGGAGGACGTGCGAGCGGAGCCGAGGCTCTGTCACTCGCCGCGACCGATGCTGTTGCGGAATTCCTCAACCGTGCCGTGGACCTTCGGGTCGTAGACCGCGACCACTTGGCCGATGTTGTCTTGGGCAACGTAGGTGCCCAGGCGGGCATTGAAGTTGATGCTCATTGTTGTCCTCATGTATTGCAATCCATAAGTGGATCGCACTAGGCAAAGAAATACTCGCTGTCCAATACTGCAGACAGCTCCAAGTCACCGAATGGTGGAATCTCCGGGAGGTCAGCGGCGACCTCTGGAGGAAGCTGTTCGGCTAGCTCTCGCCTGAGATCCCCCAGCACATCACCGTCGTACTGCCGGATGAAGGCGTGCCTCAATGAGGCGGCGAGAATGCCGGTGTTTCCAGCGTGGGTTCCGTAGGAATCGTGGATCATTGCAAAGCTGTTGATCCCGTTGTCTGCCGCTATGCAGGCGGTCAGCATCAGGTGACTTGCGTCGCAGGAGTGGACGAAGTTTGGGGAGATGCCTAAACCCTGCCGACGACGGTCGAGTTTGGTCCCGTCAATAGCCACGATTAATTCGACCCGCTTTCCCCCGATGTGTGTTGTGACGCGTTTTCCGAGGTCCTCCCGGTACTCCTGGAGGACAGGGAAGCCAGCTGGTGTGGTCCACGCAATGGGCAGGTCCGACGACGAGGCGACCTTGGACGCATCTTTCAGCCAGTCCATCGCTTGGCGGGCTGCGACGACGACCTCGCCAATGCAGTCCCACAGCACATCGCCCAAGTAGGCGGCCTGCTCGTTGGAAGGGGAGAGGCCCTCCTTCTTTGCGTTGGCGAGCACCTGGCCTCGCATGCCGGACTTGGTGACGCCGTAGGGTAGGGTCATGACAGGCTGCTTGACGATGCCGCGGGACAGCAGACCGTCCCAGTACAGGGCGCACTCGTTGCACGTTTCGGCCTCGGCCTTAATTCGGATCGCGGCGACAGTCTTCACTTCGGTATAGATGTCGGCGGGTTTGGGGGCAGGCAAGAGGTTGGTCGCGGCGCCACCCACGGAATCGCGGAGCATCGCCGAGAAGTTCTGCAGCCCGTTGCAAGACCCGTCGAGCGCGACCGGCAGATGCGACACATGAGCGTCCCCGTTGAGGGAATAGCCGAGCCACTCAATGCACGCCGCCAGGGCACAGAAGGGAGAGTCGGCATCAGCCCAGGCGCGCTGACCGTCCAGCGGGTTCAGCGCGGAGTCGAGGACCATTTCCTCGTTCTTTTTCACCCAAGCCACCCGCTCCGAGAAGGCGACCTTATCGACGCCAAAGCAGTTGGCGACGTGAACCGCAAGCCAGAACGCGCCGTCCTCACCCAGGGGGACGCCCTCGGCCAGGGTTAGAAGTGCCTTGGCTTGGTCGTCGCCCTGCGGCGTCAGGATGGATGGGATGGGGTACACCCGGCCGCGGAAGTCGAGGTTGTGGGGGAAATAGATGGCCTCCTCGTCCTTGAACTTCATCGCTAGCGCGATCTTCTGGGCGGCTGCCAGGCGCCGCGAGGTGCCGCGGGCGTTCTCCTCGTACACCTCGGCGCGCGCGCGCTTCCACACCTTGAACTCTTCCGCGTGGTGTTCCTTAAAGTAGTCCGGATCTGTGACCAGCATCGCCGGTTGCGGCGGAAGCTCTAGAAGGTTCCGATCAGGCAGACCGGCAAAGCCGCCGCCCATCGACCAGACATCCTGCATGACCTCCAGGACCGGCTTGTTGATCTTCCAGGGTGTGGACTGGATCAGGTTGACCGCCCGGTAGACGTTCGGCATGTCCGCCTGTTCCAGTTCGCGCTTATAGGCCCTGTTCCGCGTCCGCACCAGATCAACCCGCCCCCCGATGTCGGTCAGGTAGCCGCCATCACGTGGCGTGGACCACGCGCGCGGCTCAACAAGCATTGGCATCCACACGGGCAGGAACATGGAGGCGCTCTCGTGCGCCTTGTCGAGCCACTCCCGGATCACGTCCGTCCCTTTGAGGACGGCGACCGTCTGGTTCTTGCGCGGGCGGGTCAGGACAATCTCGACCAGGCCCGTCGCCTCGATGAACAGATCGATCAGCTTCATGCCGACCAGGGCCTCCTCATCCGGGGAGAACATGAACAGTTCGGTCTCGGTTCTCGCCAGCGCATGGTTCATCACTCCGGTGGAGTGGTGGGCGGAGGTGGACTTCTTGAGCTGTTGTTGGATCACCCTGTACAGGCCCGCGTGGTTGTCGCGCAGCTTCTTGTAGTTCACGTCTTGGGCCACGGCGGAACCTACTGCCCGGGCGACGGCGATCAGCTTTGCTTGTTCCCCGGTGAGGGAGTTCACGCACACAGTGGCGGTCAGGTAGGCGCAGCCCTCCGGATCGAGGTGCTCCAGCCACTTCACCGCGGTATGGCGACGCCCACCTCCGCCCTTCTTGGCTTCTTCGACGAAAGCTCTTATGGCGTGTCCGGTGGCGGCGACCGCCTGCATGACCAGCTTTCTTCCGGGGCCGGTGTCCGCCTCCTCGGAGTTCTCGCGTGCTTTTTCGTAGCGTGCGATTCCGAGGGAAGTCGATTCAGCTTCCAGTTGGATCTGGCGCTCGCGGAGGGGTAGTGCGGTATTGTGCATATGAGGATTGCTATCCGCTAGTGGATTGGACTGGTCAAAACGAAGGCGCCCTCCCCGTGAGGGGAAGGCGGCAGGTACTCAGGTTGAAACCGGCACGGCCTATCGGTCGTACTGGGGAAGTCCCTTCAATGCTCTTGAAGGTGTCTTTTAGTGTTGCCGTTGCGGTTGGTTCACCACAGCCCTTATGGCTGTTTCGGTGGATCTTGAAGGGTGGGGGTCTCAGCCGCCGCGACGACGGTTCTGTCTATAGCCCCGACTAATCCCAACGTCACCTCTAGCGTCCGAAACGTCACCCGAACGTCACCCCGAACGTCACTCGATCCCTCAAACCGTGTATGATTGAGGGCTGGGGCGGGATTGTGATTCCAGATGTCGGGGGTTCGAGTCCCCTCAGCCACCCCATTGATCGTGTGACCCGCTGCTTCGCGGGGTGTTGCAACGAAGCAAAAAAGCGCATAAGATGCGCGACTCAGTTTCAGGGCCGTTAGCTCAGTTGGTAGAGCAGTTGACTCTTAATCAATAGGTCCAAGGTTCGAATCCTTGACGGCCCACCAAATCAAGCAGCCACTTAGCGCAAGCCAAGTGGCTGTTTTTTTATGCGCCGAGCGTGCGCAAGTGCATGCCGGCCATGGCGTCGCTTCCCCGCGACGCGGTCAGCGTTGCGCTGCCGCGATCGCCAGCGCCGCGTCCACCATCGCGTCGGGATGCAGCGGATCGTCGTCGATGCCGATGTCCGGCGTCAGCCACAGTGGCGTCGCTGCGTCCGAGGGCCGCACCAGCAGCAGCCGCGGCGCCCACAGCACCAGTCCCGTCTGCGGCAGCGCGATCTTCTGCACGCCGCCGGTCTGCGTGCTCCTGACGCTGGCGCCTTCGCCCAGCAGCGTTCCGAAGCCGAAGTCCTGCATCGTGTCGGCGAACAGTACTGCCGAGGAATAGGTGCCGCGGCCGATCAGCACATAGACCTTGCCCTCGAAGTGCAGCGGATCTCCTGTCTGCGGGGCGCTCCAGGTGTCCACGGTTCCGCTCAGCACCTGGCCCTGCAGTTCGTGTTTCGCCGGGTCGTCGCGGAGCACTTTCTTGGTGTAGCGCGACGCCCATCGATAGGGGCGGTCGGCGATGTAGGGCAGCAGCCCTTGCAGCCACATCGCATCGTTGCCGCCGCCGTTCTGCCGCACGTCGATGATCAGCGTGCGCGTGCCGCTTGCCTGCATCTGCTGGAACGCGCGGCGGGTGAACTCCTCGAATGCCGCCTGCTCGGGCCACGAAAAGGTCCGAATGGTCATGACCGCGGCGGCGCCCGGGCGCAGTTCGAAGGCGAATTGCCTGTCGAAATCGTCCTCGCCGACCAGGATCGAAGGATGTGCGCGACTTGCGGGCCTGCGCAGCCGCGCCTGCGCAGGCCCGGCGAGCGTCAGTTCGAACGACGCGGGCGCGCCGTACACTTTCCAGTAGAAGAACCACCAGCGCCGCGACAGCAGGTCGGCGCGGAAACGCGCGCTGTCGCCGTGCACATGCGCGAGCAGTGCGCGCGCGACGTCGCCTGCGGGAACGCCATTGATGGTCTCGACCGATCTGCCGGAAAGTGCCGTCGCAGCGCCGCCCAGCTCGGAGAGGATTCGCACCCGCGCTTGCGCATCGACCGTGATCTCGAAGGGAAACAGGGCGCCTCCGTCGCGCAGATGCTGTTCCGTCTCTGCGCGCCAGTCGGCGTAGCCGACGAAGAAGTGGCCGTCCGCAAGCAGCGGATTGAGCGTGGAGAAGTCCCGCCAGGCCGCATCGCGGTCCAGCCCGGTCGA